CTAATGCATTTTTCTCTAAATTCCCATTTCCGGGAACAGACGAATTATGCAAAGAACAAGCTTGGAAAAAGTTTTGCGCTGCTGAATTACTATGTAGTAACACTAACCAACGGCTCCGTAGTATGAATACCTTGTGCGACCCTTTAATATCTAGGGCACGGCAAATCATATTCGATACGATCGGTGAATTGACCAACGCAACCTTATTTACCGTATTAAAACTCGGTAAGTTTGGACCAGGCTCGACTGCAAACCCTTGTTACAAGGGGAGAGAAGGAGTGGCAAAAACCACGCCTTTTTATAAGTTAACTAATAAATTAACTTGCTCTCGCAAATCTATGCCTTATATTAAGTACGCTATTTCTTCTAACCCGCACTGGTTGCTGAGCTTGTATCAAGCCCATGTTAACCCGCAAATTCTGCCATCGCTAAGATATTTAAGATACAATTTAGTATCAGAAGTCGAAGCCGCAGTGTTCGATAGTTGTTTAATTGAACAAGAAGAAAATCGCATTACTTATGTGCCTAAAAACTCGTCCGAACACCGTACCATAGCTATGGAAAACTGTGGGAATGTAGTAATACAGACCGCAGTTGGTGTTACGTTCAAAAAGTTTTTAAAATCCAAACAGAACATTGATTTATGGTCACAAACCCGCAATCGTGAGATGGCGTGTTTTGGATCTATCAATGATTCTTTAGCTACTATTGATCTGAAGTCGGCTTCTGACACTCTCAGTTACGAGACTGTTAAAGCTTTACTTCCGGCATCATGGTTTGCTTTCCTATGTGACTTACGCGCATCAAGCGGCAAGGCACCGGATGGTTCCATCGTTCATTACGAAAAGTTTTCGTCAATGGGTAATGGTTTTACTTTTGAGCTAGAGTCCCTAATATTTTTTGCGATTTGTAAAGCAAAATTACAATTATTAGGAGTGGATGAAAAACGCATAGCCTCTGACCTTTCGGTCTATGGTGATGATATTATTTGCCCATCTTTTGCGGCAAACGATATTATTCAAGCGCTGAATCACATTGGTTTCCAGGTAAATGAAGATAAATCTTTCATTTCTGGTCCCTTTCGTGAATCCTGCGGTGCCGATTTCTACCAAGGCATACCTGTACGACC